TCGAACACGAGGGGTTATCGTTTCTCACGATAACCTTACCCACTTTCTGCGATGAGCTCCAAAAAGCTCTAGCAGAAGGTGCGGTACTCTCTCATCACTTCCCTTTGTGGCCGAAAGACCGCAAGGGAAGTGGAGGTCTCCCCCTATTCCTAGGAGGATTCCTCGAGCTTGTGTTCGACCGTGCTACCGGACGGCTACTTGATGATCCTTCCGTGGATGCGATCCAAGCCATGAGGCAGATCTCTCTGCTTTTTGGCAAGGTACGGCTTGAGTGCACCGAGAGGCGCACTCAGTCGGCATTCCGGAAGTACATCAAGTGTGAGCAGGAGGTCCGAGAGTCTGACCAATCTCGATCGGAATCGGACATGTCCGATTTCCAGAGACTGGGCAGACTCCTTTGGGCAGATGTCCTCCAACGAGTAGATGAAGACATCTACTATGGACGTCTAGTCCCAAAGCATGGGCCTGGAGCCACTGCCGATCGTCTTGTGGGAAACCGCAAGTACGAACAAGCAGCGTGGACCAGGCGTCTGGAGTCAGTGTTCCCTCATCTCGACGGGTTTATCTCGCCGGGTGAGTGGCATGCTGACTCCTTTGACCATGTGGACATCCTCGAACCTGGAGCTGAGATCCCTGTGAAGGTGATCGCAGTTCCTAAAACGCTGAAGACACCCCGCATCATTGCTGTGGAACCAACTGCGATGCAATACTCGCAGCAGGCCATAGCAGAGGTGCTTGTAGGGTACCTTGAGGGAGTTGACAACCCTCTGAGGTCCCTTGTCGGGTTCCGTGACCAAGGCCTTAATCGGCTTATGGCACAGAAAGGTTCCCTTTATGGGAATCTGGCTACGCTAGATCTTAGCGAAGCCTCCGATCGTGTCTCCAATCAGCTCGTACGCGCTCTTGTCGCTGACTTCCCCAATGTTGGAGAGGGGTTGGAAGCGACTCGTTCGCGGAAGGCTGATGTACCTGGTCATGGCGTTATACGCCTGGCCAAGTACGCGTCTATGGGTTCAGCGCTTTGCTTTCCCGTAGAAGCGATGGTGTTTTGCACCATTGTCTTCATGGGGATTGAGCGAGCGCTCAGCCGCCGGGTGACCAGGAATGATGTTCGATCATTCCTGGGACAGGTGCGCGTCTACGGGGACGATATAATCGTCCCTGCAGATTACGCTGCCTCCGTCATCCGATCTCTCGAAGATTTTGGTCTTCGAGTGAATGCGGACAAGTCTTTCTGGACCGGCAGGTTCAGAGAGTCTTGTGGCAAGGAGTATTTCGCCGGCGACGACGTTTCCATCGTCCGTTGCAGGTCAATACCCCCTACCAGTCGGAGGGACGCTCCCGAGCTTATCTCGTGGGTCTCCATGCGGAACCAGTTTTACAGTTCCGGTTATTGGAGAGTCGCGAGGGCCATCGACGAGTTCCTGGGGCAGATAATGCCTTTGCCCCTCGTCGCTGAGTCCAGCTCGGTATTAGGGCGAACGAGTTTTCTGGGGTACGAAACCCAGAAATACTCGAAGTTTACGCAGGCCCCTCTTGTCAAGGGGCTTGTCGTAAACGCCGAAATTCCACGAGACGAGAGCCTCGAGGATTACGGTGCCCTGATGAAGTACTTCCTGAAAAGAGGGGTTGACCCCTTCCAGGACAGGGAGCACTTGGAGCGTTCAGGACGTCCTAGGTCCGTCGGCACCAAGCCTAGGTGGGCCTCACCATTCTGACGAATGGTGAGGGCGGCTATACCCAAAGCCGCTGAGGAGGCCGAGAGGCACCCTCTTGATCTCATATTGCTG